CGTAGCCTCAACCAAGTCTATTTCTTCGGTCGGCTTGTCCTCAATCATGCGTTGCAGTCGGGGCGGTATCTCAGCGTCGGGCCAGTGTTGCGATATAGCTTCGCCCTTCATCTTCATGCGCCTGTAGACGTTGTCCACTTTCCCGTATGCGCCCTCTTCAATAGCAACCAAGTATTGCGGCACTGCCGTAAATCGGATCGGCGTCAGGTCATCACCGGGCTGTATCAACATGACGGCTGTACCCACCGCGAGGTCGAGCAAGAACTCACCCATCGCTAGGTCAAAGTTTGTCTGGCGCAAAAGCGCAAACATTTTGTCTGCATAGATATCCAAAGCCATCTGCGCTTCCATCCGGCGATCTTCTGGAATATCAGGGCCGGGCTCAAGGCGGCACCATTGCCCGTATGCCGGGAACAGGCCAGCTTGTAAACGATTGGCAAACCGCTGCGTCGCATTTATTGCAGTGCTATCAAAAACACGCGATAGCTTGTTCTGTCCGGGCGCGCCGTTGCCCTCATAATAGCCATCATACAGGTTGCGCTGTGGCAGAGCGAACTCGTAGCAGTCTTCGTAAATCTGCCGCCAGTTGTCTTTGCGGCGCTGTGCAACCGCGTGACGTTTCATAATTTGTTCAACGCTATGCACTGGCTTTGTTCCTTTTGCTTATGGCCGCGGCTTTTTTCTTGGCGTCTGCTTTGCTTGAAGCGCCCCAAGCCCGGAGAGATAAAAGCAGGCGCGTAGGCTTGCCCTTGCTGTCACGCTCTGGCCCCGGCATATTCCCCATCCGCGCCAAGAAAGATGCTCGGCGCGGATTGTCGCCAGACCTGACCGGGCGCTTGAGGTTCATGCCCTGCGCACGGGCAGACCGGCGACCGGCCTCATTCAAACCGCCCTTCGGGTTCTTTCCCTCTTTGCGCTGCCACGCCGGTGTCTCAGCCATCTTTCTTCTTGCCTTTCAGGATATCGGCGTCAGCCTTGCGCGCGCCGCCTTTACCAGACACAAACGATTTAACCCGGCCCATCGCCCATTGATGCGCTGACACGTTTGGGCGGCTACCAGAAGAATAGTACGCGCCAAGGCCGCGCTTGTAGACCTTCATCAGCTTGTCGTTACCAAAACGACTGGCACCCGGTATTTTGTCAAACTTAGCCACGCGCTCTCTCCTTGGATATCTTGTCCATCATTGCGCCAGTCAGCAGGCCGCGCTTGTAAAGTCGCCGGGTGCGTTTGATCTCTGCCCGCCGCTTGTCTGGGTTCTTTGCCCCAGAAACATATTTACGCGGCAGGCCGGACTTCTTGTCCTTCGGCACCTTTGCAAACTTGCGCATCTGCTAGGCTTTCTTTTTTGCCATTTTATATTTAGGGCCAGTGTTCTGAACGCGCCCGCCGCTTGCCTTTGCGTAAGCCTTGGCGCTCTTCATTCCAGCTTTTGAATATTGAAAGTGACGGGTTTTTCCGTCCTTACCAGTAACCTTTGGCATTTTGCAAACTCCTATCTGTTCTTTGCCTTAACCCAACGTGCGTTGTTGGCCTTCCTCTTCTACCGGGGCGCCAAGGCGACCATATAGCAACGACCGGCGGCCTGCGCGACGTGAGCGTCGCCGGGCCGCGCGCTCTCTTTCACTACGCGACGCCTGCTCAATTTCACGATCTTCTGTTTTGTCTTCAACAACTTCTGGCTCGGCCTCTTTTTGAGCGCGAACTATGTCTGCCTCAGTTGGGCCGAGGGCAGCCTTTTCAACTTTGTCAGGCAAGATTTTCTTCGCAACCTTGCGCACAACTTTTTTAACTTTGCCGCCCATCAGTAATCTCCTCTTCTAAATGGCTCAAGGCCCGACATAGGCGTTTCACGATCTTGCGAAAGAAGCAATCGCATTCCTCCGCGCTGGCGTGCCCGACGCCGCGCAGCAATCTGCTTGCGGGTTTGCTTTTCTTCTTCTTCAAGCCGGGCCTCTTGGCGATCTTGGGCCTCTTTGATAGAAGGATCGGGCGGTGGCGGTTTTGGCGTTTTAGGTCTAAACAAGCGGCTCATTTTCAAACACTTTCGACATCATTAAATAGTCAGCTCCGTCTGGCCCATACTTACGCATCAAGCCTTCGTTAGTAAACTTTAACGCATGGGCCCAGCGAACCGCAAGCAAATCATTTGTGTTGATAGTTAATTGAATGCGATGCAATCGCCTTTCGATAGCGATTAGATTAAAATATCTTGTTGTGCTTCGCGTCAGGGTCACAACAAGCTGCTCAACCATCTTGTCAGTGATGAGCCAACCTTCGCCAATGCCCGGCCATATTTCTTGAACACCAAAGCAACAAAACGGCTTGTGCTTCAAAAAAGCTGTGTAGCAGTGCGGCTCTGTTTCGTAATTTTGCAAACGCAAATCAAAGTCTGGCAACTCAACATAGGCCAGCCGATCAAACTTGCGTAAGTTCATTGCGCGCGGGTGATACCACCGAAAAGGCATCAGGCTAACATTCTTGTTTGTTAGTATGCTATGGAAGTTCATTCCTGTGCCGGGTGGCCCGACTATGGCTTTAGGTTTCGTCATCAAACTTTTCATACTCAGTCATAAATATCGGAGTTGTCTCACCGACATATGCACCCACGACATTGAACTCCATCCAATCCACGGCGTCATCTAAGCTCATGCCGTCACGCTCTACAAGAATAGAAACACACTTGCTGTAGTCATATATGAGAACATTGTCTGAACCACATCTTGAGCCAACGCCAATAATTGCTTCATCAAATCCGTCTGCTTTCATCAAAACGGTGGCCCCTCAAAACACGCTAAATTCTGTTTTAGCCTGCAACTGCCTGAACTGTCCTCGACCATTTGGGTTGCGGGTCAGCATACGATGCTCGCCGCCGCCTAGCATCAAATACCCATACGCATCACCGACGTGCGAATGCTCGTTCTTATTTGGCGCATCTTTGAACCTCTCATACCCGGCACCGACCGCCACACGCTTGAAGTGATAGCCACCGGCCAAAGACTTGCGGGTGCGCACGCAATCACGCGACACAAGCAGACCGGGCTTGCCATCGATCAGCCTGTTCATCGGCATAGCACCAGCCTCGCGCCGAACCATAAAATCATTGGACGCTGTCGGCTGCGCGCGCAAACCAAGCGTGCGCAAATGCTCAAACGCAGTCACCTCAAAAATCTCGTCACGCTTGGCGCCGGCAGGGTCGCCCCAAATGAACACCTCAGACTTGGGAAACTTTTGCTGTATATCTGCCATCAAGTGATGCGCAAACCGTTCTAGCCCCATAGAGAACGCCACCAGCTCATGCACAACATGCCAGCGTCCATTGCGCATCTTCTGGCCAAACACAGCCGCAGGGGTCAGGCCAAAGTCCAAACCAATATGCACAGGTAGGTCAGGCTCGATCTCAACCTCATACGACATGAGGCTGTCAGAGAACTCATGCCACACGGGTTTGCCGTCTTGCACATACACATATTTTGCACCGGCGTAGCACTGTATCCAGTCCAGCGTCTTGCCAGCCAACTGCTGCTCGTAATAACCCTTCGGCAAGTTCTGTACATTCTCAGCCTCGGCATTGTTCAGCCAATACTTGTTCGCCGCATATATTGCATCCTCATGCTCTTTGGTGCCCTCGACCACACCGCCCGGCTGCTTGTAAAACTTCCAAGGGTACTTGCCGCGCACGGGGTTTTTCTCTGCCAGCTCGTGCCACCAGTGGTCGCTGTCCATCGGGTTGGTCGACATCCACACGCCACGCCACGGGCACCCGCCGTGCTTCTTTGTCGGATAACGACCAACACGGGATGTCAGGCCATCGACCACGGCTTTGGGCAGCTCACGCGCCTCGTCAACAAACCCGCCGGTCAGTTCCAGCGACAGCAACTTGCGCACGTCGCGGGGCTGATCCAGCGCCAAAAATATAACTTCAACATCCAAGCCCGCGGCACCATCGCGCGGCGGCAACTTGATATGGTGCGTGATCGGCGGCGACCAGCGCATCGCGCCCCAGACATTTTCAGGAAATATTTCTTGCCACGTCTTGATCGTAGTCGTGCGCAACTCAGGATACGAGTTGCGAATAACAGCAAAGCGCGAATACCTGACCCCGTCGACCGGCGATGGGGGTTGCTTCACAGCACGCAACATAACTTCAGCCAACGACGCATACGTTTTGCCTGAACCAACCGGGCCCATCAAACCGCGCACAAAGCTCTCATCGTTCAAAAATTTCCAAACGGTTGGGCTTTGCGAAAAATCCAGACTAAGCCCTTGCAGGGCATCGAGCCCGGATTGCCTTTTACGGCGCGGCGACCTGTCGGTTGCGCTACTCTTCCTTGCCAATCAAATCTCCATCAACCACACGAAGCTCACTTATGTTTCCAAAAGACAAAGCCACATCATTTTCAAACTCCCAGAGCGTTGCGTTACATGCGCCGCAAACAATCTCTTGGCTGCCTTCGTAAACGCGACCGCGCGTATGCTCTCCGCAAAAGTCGCACTCAATAAAATCTTTATAAAAACGCACATAGGGCTTTGACTTGCGGTCGCTCAAACTAATCACTTTTGTCATCATCTCTTGTGCCCCCTTCTTCGGCTGTTTCGTAATATGTTGTCTCCGGGCCAGTCAGCTTTATGCCAATCATGCTGGGCCGCTGCTCGTCTGAGTTGGGCTCCAACAGGCCGCGATGTTTTGCCAACAGACGCAACGCCGACAGCTTGTCGTGCATTTCAACCTCAATCTGGTTGCCGTGAGCATTCGGCGTCACCTTGACCCTTTTGATCGAGCGCCGGGCGCGTGGAGACAGATTGTCAGACGCACATACTCCGACATTGCCCAGCTCGTCCCAGCTTAAAACGTCTGTAATCTCTCCCGACGCAATAGCCTCAAGTTCTTGTAGCACGGCCTCGCGCTTGTCCGGGTCTGCCGACGCCAGAGCTTCGCGCTGTTTACGGGTGGTCATTTTATCTGCCATCAGAACACTCTGAACCTAATGCCGCATACCCTGCTAAATCAACCCAGCTATCTTCGTGGTCTGGAGATTGTACCAGTCGCGCCATCTTAACTCCAGCCATACATAGCGCCACCTGTGCCGCAGTAACCTCGTGGCCGAATATCACAGTCCAGATGACAGCGATGCGCTCGTGGTTTTCATAGGCAGAGCCATAATCCTTGCCGCGTTTCTTAATAGTCTGGGCTGCGGCGGCCAGTGCAATATCAGCTTTCATTGGTTGCTCCAAAAATTTTGTGTGAACCCCCCATACGCATAGCGCAGGGGGCGGGGGGCAAGGGGTCGCCTGCGCAAAAAAGTGTACGCGGCCGGGCGCGTACAACAACAAACGTCGGTCTGTTCGCTGTACATCACAGCACCTCTGCAATGTCGGCGAAGGACGGCACCCCCTGCCTTGCCTGAAGCCTAG